TTGATGTCATGAAGCCTCTTTGTGATTTTGTTCTTTGTCATTATCCGAATATTAAAATTGTGTAGTAATACATTGTAGCCAAAGAGCATAAAAATATAGCTCCGTAAATCGTGTCTTTTAGTTCTTCTTTCATTATTTCAGTTTATTTAGTTGTTTAGTAAATCGTTCATTTAATCTGCCTATGCACATACCGTAGATAACGATATTGTGTTCGTTTTTTTCTTTGATGTTGGGAAATTCTAAGCCAATACCAAAGCCGTTTGACCATTCTGACATATCTATTTTATGCTCAAAGTATTGTATTGCTTCCTGTATTTCGATAAGCAATTCAAGCGTTTCTGTTCTGTTCATTGTTATTGGTTTTTAGTTGTTGTGATTGCTTGAGCAAGTAGAACTTGGATCTCCTTGTTTACGCTCCTTGCATTCTTCTTTGCTGATGCCTCTATTTTATCATAAAGGTCTTTTGGTAGGTATATCAATTTTTGTTTCATACCTCAAATATATATAATTTTTATATAACTTTTATATAATTGTTATATAATTTTTATATAAGTATGCAAAAGTGCTTAGAACAAATGCGTCAATCTTGCGACTTGTCCGTTTTCACGGTGATGTATGAAACCTTCTACTGCAGCTAAAGACAAATAACCTTTCTTGTGATGCCAAGAATCTGCACCACTTGGAGAACGTAAAGATTCTACTGTGACCGATAAATAGTCTTTGCTTGTTTTGTGATGCACGTGATGCGTGTAAATGTATCTGTGCTTAGTTTCAGACCATTCCATAGGAAATTCTGTTGCCATAAGTAAAGGTAAGTCTTGGTGCTTTGCACCGTCACCGTGTGTAGTGCCTATAAGGTTCTTTCCGTATTTATAACCTTTACGATGCGCTATTGAACAGTCAAAGCTTATATTTTTGCAGTTTCTAAAGTACGTTTTTATGCAGTCGGACAAGAAAAAACCACTTTGGTAATCGTGGTTACTTGGGTTAAATGTAAAATGTACGTCTGCTACTGCAATCAACTGAAGCAAAATATCAACATAGAGCTGCTTTGCAATTAAGAAATTAGAATACCATTGTCCGTCTGTATCTTGTGGCGTCTGAGAAGTCGTAGTACGGTGTGGTGTGTCTATATGTAGAATATCATTACCACCGATAAATAAAATTTTGTCAATAGGAAAACCTTGCGCTTTGTTTAAAATGCCTTGTACGCCCTCCTTTACCCTTTTAACAGCGATTTGATTATTATAGTCTTCGCCTGTTTCGAATGAATCTGCAAGTTTGCCTATGTGAATATCTGCTGGGTCTATTACCAGTAAATAGTCTTTTGTTTTCTCTTTGCGTATTAACTTCGGGAACTTAGGCGCGAATTGTTTTAAATCTTCTACAAGCTTTTTGCTTAGTTCTTCTAACTTATTCTCTGCATCGTCTTTATGCAATGGGTTTTTAAAGAATAAGCTCGCTTGTTTTGTTTTGAGCCATCCATGCTTTACGCTTTCAACATCCACACCAGCCTCCTCAGATGCCGCCTTTAAGCCTCTGTATCTGAACAAGATTTCTTGCTCATCAGGTGTAAGTCTATAGCGTTTGTTTGTACTCATAAAAGCTTTTTAATTAATTGCAAGGCTGCCAATGCAACAACAATCAGAAATATCCAAAGCATGTAATTAGGTTGCTTGCTTGCTTTTGCTCTTTCTACTTCTATTCTTGTAACTTGTCTTATAGTGTCTCTGTGTATCTTGTATTCTATTCTTGTCTCCAATCGTGTTTTTGGCACGAACACATTTTCATAATGTACTATTGTATCCTTTGAACTAAAGTATTTCTCATAGATAATTGTATCGTGTTTTACTACTGGAATTGAATCAATTGTTGCAATTCGAATTGTATCACTTGATATAAGCGGTTCTAAGCCCTTTTTAAGCGCCTTCCTATAGTGATGGTTAGCCGAGCAACCAAACAGCGTTAAAACGCAAATAAGACTATAAAATCGCATATTCCTTTCTTGCATCAAAAGAGGGACATGCCTTGTTGGAAAAGTCTCGATGTCCAAATATTTGCATATCCTTATTGTGAGTGTATATTAATTCTTGTATTAATTTGACTAAAGAATCCTTTTGTTCTTTGGTTCGTGTATCCATAGCTTTGCTCATGTCCTTAGACATTCCTCCAACATATGCAATCCCAATAGAATTTTTATTCTGCCCTGATGTATGAGCGCCTGAGAGCTTGATTGGTCTGCCGTATTCAACCGTTCCATCAATGTGAACGAGGAAGTGATACCCTATGTCATTGAATCCTCTTTTTAGATGCCAGCGCCTAATATCAGCGACATCGTGTTCTCGTCCTTCAGGAGTTGCTGTGCAATGGATTACGATCTTATTTATCTTTCTCATTTATTTCCCTAAAATCTTGCGTTACTTCTTTAGCTCTTGCAAATAAGTTTTTAAGGCTTTGCCAAATGTCAATACCTTTTACAGCCTTTATGTTTTCGTTTATACTTATGACCTCAATTGATACCAATACCAAAGCAAGGATTTTTGTTGTAAGCAGCTCAACGCTAAAGAATGTAAGAATAATATCATTTAAGATATAAAAATCAATGAGATAAAACAGCATGACCGTTACCTCGTATAAAAGTATCTTAGAAATTACTGCGCTAAGTTTTCTGGATGTAATCGAAGTTTTAAGCTTGCGAGATTTCCAAACACCTGTCAAGGTATCTATGATTACGGAAACACCGATTAGAATAAGGATCCCTGAAATAGGCAAAAAGAAGCTGCTAACAATTGCGAATAGTTGCATTGAATAAGTTTTAAGTTTAGTTATCAGCAAAAGTAACTGTAATTTCATCGCTCAAGTTGTTCTACCAGTTGGTAAGTTAGATAAATTCCGAGAAAAATACCAATGCATCGTAAGTGAAAAGCACCATTATTGAATAATGCAAAGCAAGTAAAATACCCAGCAAGAAAATATAATATGGATAAAACTTTCGTGTGCATTAGATTCTTGATTCTACAGGTAAAGGTTCTGACCATTCTGCCGATGCCATAAGCACTAAAGCTTGGTCGTGCGTCATTACTTGAATGATTGCTACGGTTCCGTCTGCTATAAAGCTTGGTTCCGTGTTCCACTTGATTACAAACTCCAATCCGTCTAAGGATTTGCGAATCGTGTTTTCGTCAGTTTCTCCGATTTGCGAAAAGTCAATCAAAGGCAAGTCTGCTATGTTAATTGTTGCGTATGTTTCTGCTTGTTTTTTCATTTTGTTATTTGTTTTTATGTAGGCACATCTGTGCTAAAAGTTGTAAAGTTTGTCATTGTTCCGTTGTTACCTCCGCTACCGTTATCCGTTAAAGTTGGGCTTGTATCTCCGTCTCCACAACGCCACCAAGAGATAGGATTTAACACACTTAAATCTGTAGCAGTTGAACCTGTATATATATCAGTTACGTTAGGTAAACTATGCCAAAATGCAACTTCATCAATGTTCCCGCCAAATGTATTAGTTGCATTTCTTGCGCCTATATAAGTATCCGAAGAATTAGTTGCTAATGTTGTAGGTATTGTTCTAATTGTAGACCAAGTTAATAAAGTTCCGTTTTTATAAACTTTTAATCTTGTTCCGTTAGTTGATTGTGAACCATCAAAAACCATTGTTAAATGAAACCAAGTATTGTTTGAAATGCCTAAGTTAGTGGAATTAACTACATTATAGTTGGATGTCGTTGTTCCATCTCCTAACCAACAATATAAACCACCACTAATTAATGACATTTCAGCATATTTTTTTCCAAAGAATGTGCTAAACAAAATTTGTGTCAAGTTTGTATTAGTTGTTTTAAACCAACCAGACATTGTAAGTTCTGTACCTCCGTTTAAAATTCCTGTATCTCCACAATCTACATAGTCATCCACACCATCTAAAGCTATAGATTTTAAGTTAGAAAAAGACGAACCGCCTACTTTAGCACCTTGTCCCCATCCTATGGTATTATTAACTGCTCCTTGACCGTATTCTATTGTGTTCATTTTCTTAAGTTGTTATGTCTCCGAACAAATACCAAGTATCTGTTGCTACTTTTAATATTGTTGCTACTGCGTATTGAGCTGCAAGTTTCGTCTTTCCACCGCTTGAGTTTACCGTTACGCCTGTTGTTGGTGCTACGGTTACTTGACCAGCTCCGCCTTGAATTAATTCGATCCGCGTACCAATAGGAAAAGCAGTACCGCTATTTAATGGGATTCTTGCATCTATTGCGCTTCCGTTTGTAAGCGTTACCGTTTTATGAGCATCCGTTAAAACAAGGTTATAAGTTGTTACCGTTTGAGCATTTAAGGTACTCCCTTTAAGCTCTGCGCCTGTAATCTTTTTGCTGGTATAAGTTGTTCCGCTTACAAATTCAGAGATGACCAATA